GAAAAGGAACCATATTAATGCTCGGCACACCTCCATTCTATTTCGGCACTCTACGGAAAATGGTCATTGTATTTGGCCACATATTCAAGGATACATATATCACACGTACTACCTCTGGAGGAGACGTCTCGCAGCTTGTCAAGGTTCCTTTGATCTACGGACCCAAGGACAAGCGTTTTGTTAGTGATGATATGGACCCGGAGTTCCAGAGATTGACTGCAATTACTCTCCCTCGTATGTCATTCGAGTTTCTTAATATGAACTACGATGCGCGCCGTAAATTAAACTCGAGTGGCCGCAACGTCGTTAAGTCAACTAACCCAAATAAGCTGATGCGTCAGTATAACCCAGTTCCATATGATTTCAACTTCAATCTGTATGTGTACACAAAGTTTGTTGAGGATGGGACAAAAATAATAGAGCAAATCGTTCCTCGGTTCACACCAGACTGGACGGTCACTGTTGACCTGATTCCAGAGATGAACGAAAAGAAGGATATTCCAATCGTCCTTAATAGCGTATCGTATCAGGACAACTATGCTGGTGATGAACTCGAGAGACGTTACATTATATGGACGTTGTCGTTCACGATGAAGGGGTGGATGTATGGGCCAATTGTCGACAAGCCAATCATCAAGATCGTCAATACAGAATTTTATGTATCGCCAGGCAATGGCCACGTTGGATCTATTGTCACCAAGCCAGGACTACTAGCTAATGGATCGCCGACATCGAATAGCTCGTTGTCTGTCAACACATCAATTATCGAGGTAGACGACGACTTTGGGTTCTGCCACGATGTTAACGGAGGAGTAATGCTGTCATGATATCATTTAAACAGTTCATCATTGAGTTTGTTTCGATGAAAGGGGGTGGGGAGCCGCATCCAAACCAGATTACATATGTTGAAAGGGAGACTTCGCCAGAGTCAAAGAAAGTTGGTACGGACTTTTATCTTGCTCATACGCACTCAGGACATATATATGCATGGAAGGACAAAACTCGCCCTCCTATAAGAGGACAGGTTTTGATTCCATCACAGCATGAATTATTTTGGAGCCCAGAGGATGAACACAAGTAACAATGATCCACTAGCGACTGCTCTTAACCTGACGCCACTTGTACCTGTTAACAATATACATGTACAAATGACAAAAGGGAACACAGAGTTTGAGACTGCTAAAGGAAACATCGAACAGCTTATTGAAGTTGGACAGCAGGCATTTGGTGAACTCGCATTTTTAGCTCAGCAGAGCAGCGATGGCCGCGTATATCGTGTGTTGACAGAAATGTTAACGTCGCTTGTTGCTGCTAACAAAGAGCTAGTTGAGATTCGTAATATTGATGAACAGACAAAGGCGACTGCACGGCTTGCTAATGGTGCGCCACAAACTGTCAATCAAAATCTGATTATCACAACAGCAGAGTTACAAAAGATGCTAGCTCAAGCAAAGGGCAAAGATGAAGACGTTTAAACAGTTCTTAGCCGAGATGCCTGTGCTATCAACGGACTGGGAAAAAGACAAGATCTACCACAAAGATCTTGAGTTTGACAAGAACTCCGAAAAGGTTGGCGAATTGCCGCAGACTGCAACAAAGTATCATATATATCGAAGTCAGCAACCAACCAACTCACATGGATGGACAAGCACAAAATATATGGCAGTCGATCCCAAGACAAATCGCGTCCACTTTAGAGTGACCGGAAGCATTAATAAGCAAAACGAATTTCATATTAATGTTGCTGGATCAACTGCAGATCACGAACGTGGGATGCCTTTACATGTTTATAAACATTTGATTAACACTCATTCCGCTGTATATTCCGATTATCTACACACCCCAGGATCAAAAGGACTGTACAAGCATATAGTCAACGACAAATCAAATGAAGTATCAACATATCCTAATGATGAGGGAGACTACCTTCCTTCTTCTGAAAGAGCGGCAAGTGTTAAGGTTACTCCAAAGAATTTTGAGTCATTATATACGGACGATCGACATAGGTATTCTGGGTTTGTTGTTAGGAAGAAAAAATGAAGACGTTTAAGCAGTTTGTTAGTTCACATAAACAACAGATTGACGACACACTAACACGTGTAGCAAGCAAATTTGTTCACAAGAACCCGGCCGAGCACTATTACGTGCGTAATGCTGACAAACTGATTGTAAGCGGTCCTCATAAGGAATTTTCAGACGCACAGGCTGCAGCTAAGCCAGAACATCATATAACATATAAGCATGCGGATCAAAAATGGTCGCATGTTGATTCTACTGGCAAGCCATCCGGGAACTATACCAAGAACTCATTTCTCAAAGCAGCTTCTCATAAGTTTGACCCAATAGGTGATGTCAATATGCTCCCAGGAGCTTCGTACAGCACATGGGGTGGTGGTGCAGCAGAAGGAATAGGTCTTGCTACTGGGTTAGTCAAAGATGCAATCTCGAGTTCTAAGGTTGGACTAATAGGCGGCGGAGTCGTCAAGTCTGTTGCAGCAGCTCCATATTGGAAGAAAAAAATAACTGACATTAATCGCGATTGGAAGACCGGTCATTCTCTACGTAAGTCACTTGAAAAACATATTGATCTTACGGCAGCAAACATGGTTCCGTTCGCATCAACTACAACCGCCGCAAACCTTGCAACCCGAGCTGCAATGATAGGACTAGGGGTGACAAATCCAGTCGCAGTTGCTGCCGGAGGAGCATTAGGAGGAACTGCCTACAAATGGGGACAATTTGGCGTCGTTGGGTACAATCGGTGGAAAGGGAACAAGAAAAAAGGAGTCCCTGGAATATCTACTTACATGGAAAGCACAATTCTTGATAAAAAGACGCTGTCGCCAACACAACTAGCTGCAAAACACGGTGTTCCTTTGTCACATATTGTTAAACAGCTCAAGGCTGGAGTCAAAGTTGAACATGAGCATTCATCAAATTCTAAGATTGCATTTGAAATAGCTAGTGATCATATTGGCGAGGATCCAAACTACTACACAAAGTTAAAGAAGATGGAGAGTAAATGAATAAGCCAGAGTTTCGTGGCTATCGCGGATCTGGTACACTTAAACGATCAAATGTAGCTATACAGTGGACTCCTGAATTAGTCCAAGAGTATGTTAAGTGTGCTAGTGACCCTGTGTATTTCTCAGAAAACCACATGTCGATTGTTAACGTCGATAAAGGTTTGATGACAATTGAATTGTATGATTACCAGAAAGAGATTATTGAGACTGTATATAAAGAAAGATACACTGTAGCGGAGTGCGCTCGGCAGAGTGGAAAGACTACAGCTATTACTTGTATTGTTCTTCACTACATTCTATTCAACGAGAACAAGACGGTTGCTATTCTTGCCAACAAAGCAGAGACTGCCCGTGAAATCCTTTCTCGTATCCAGCTTGCATATGAGCATCTCCCAAAGTGGATGCAGCAGGGTGTAATCGAATGGAATAAAGGATCTTTTGAGCTCGAGAATGGTAGCCGAGTAATTGCAGCTGCAACAAGTTCGAACAACATTCGTGGTTATGCAATCAACCTCCTGATTATTGACGAGGCTGCATTTATCGAAGGGTGGGATAAATTCTTTACGTCGGTTCTTCCTACAATCACATCTGGTCAAACAACCAAGATTGTTCTGATCAGTACAGTTAATGGACTGAACCACTTTTATAAGATAACGTCGCTTGCAAGACAGGGCCAAAACAACTACAAACTAATTTCAATTCCGTGGCAAGCAGTCCCCGGAAGAGATCTCAAATGGAAGCAAGATACTCTTGCGGCAATGAACTTTGATGAAGATCGATTTGCACAAGAATTCGAAAATCGTTACTTAGGTTCTTCTGGTACTCTAATATCTGGTACGAAGTTGCAACAACTAGTCCCTCAAGTACCGTTGTCAAACAAAAATGGCCTTAGCTTATACCAAAAACCAATTGTTGGCCACAGCTATTTTGCCGTTGCGGATGTTTCGCGTGGTAAGGGACTTGACTATTGTGCGTTGCAAGTAATTGACGTGACAATGATGCCTTATCAGCAAGTATGTGTGTTTCGCGATAACACGACAACGCCGGCAGACTTTGCTGAAATATGCAATCGAATTGGTAAGGAATATAACACTGCTGGTATACTTGTTGAGATTAACGATATTGGTCAGCAGACAGCAGATACATTGTACTTTGATTATGAGTATGAGCACGTTCTACATACTGCTTCTGCTGGATCTGCCGGCAAGCGGATAACGATGCAATATGGCAAAGGAATAGATCGTGGAATCCGAACAACGAAGACTGTCAAGAACGTTGGTTGCTCGATGCTCAAACTACTAATTGAGGGCGACCAGCTACTTGTCCATGACTTTGATACTATACAAGAGTTAGCAACATTTTCTAAGAAGAACAATAGTTATGCTGCGGAAGAAGGTTGCCATGACGATCTAGTAATGTGTCTAGTATTGTTTGCATGGGTTACAGAACAACGATACTTTAAAGAAGCAACAGACATAAGTACTTTGATCAAATTGCGTGAGATAAAAGACGAACAACTTATGCAAGACTTGATTGCTTTTAGAGTAGATGATGGAACTCAGCCTGAAAATACTCAATATATAGTTGAAGGTGGCGACTCATGGACGATCGCCGCTGAAGATTCACTTTTCCCTAAATAACTAGAGTAGTTACAACGATAACTAAAAACTCTGAAAGGGAGAGCAATAACATGGCAAATCTCGTTTCACCTGGTAAGTTGGTAAGAGAGATTGATCTTTCTGGGATCATCCCTTCTGTATCAACTACGGAAGGTGCTATCGGTGGTGTTTTCAGATGGGGTCCTGTTGGTCATCGCACGCTTGTTGATTCGGAACAATATCTTGTAAAGCGCTACGGCAAGCCAACAAACCTTAACCCGGAAACATTCTTCACAGCCGCTTCGTTCCTATCTTATGGTAATCAGCTCTATGTCTCTCGTGCAGCTAATACTGCAGGTGTGTCTCCTAGCGCAACATGTACTGTACAGGCTGGTAACAGCACAGTAATTCTTTCGTCAGGGAATACAACAAATCTACATGCTGGATATACAGTAATCAATTCTGGTAACAGCGGTGTCGTTGCAGGCGCTACCGTTCAGTCGATTGTTAACAGCACTGCATTCACTCTTGCAAGTGGATCACAGGCGCTAGCAAATACAACTGGCGACGTTATTCAGTTTATCTCTAATACCGCGTTCACTGCTATTGCAAATACTGGATCTATTGCAAACCTTGAGCTAGCTATTGTTCGTAACGACCAAGATTTCCTACATATGGATGGATCATTTGATCCTAACATCACCTGGGTTGCTCGCTATCCCGGTGCTCTTGGTAACTCGCTGCGTGTCTCTGTTTGCGCAAATGCATCTGGATATCAGTCGACAATCGATCTTGCAGACTACGGTACTCGTGCAGTTGTTCCTATTGTAACAAATAGCAACACCGCTACGGTTGAAATTCTTGCTGCAAACTCAACTAACCTTCTTGCTGCAGCAATTGCATTCAAGACTGACGTTGGAGTAACAGACCGACTTGAAGTAGGTAACACTTCAATTGGTACTGAGTATATGCGTATCACCGAATTTGGTGCTACACAGACTCATGGTACGACAACTGTTAACGCTACAGTAACAACTGTTAGCGGTAACACACTTGTTATTGCAAACACAACCACCGGCGTTGCAGCTGGTATGATTCTTCGTAGTTCTGCAAATAGCTCTCTTGATGACCTAATCGTCAACAACGTTGTTAACAGTACTGCATTCTATACAACGACTGCACCGACAGTTAATACAACTGCAAATACAACGTCGTTTACTCCTCGTGCAACATTCACTATTAACTTCGAGCAGCCTTATAAGCTAGGAGTTGATATTACTTACAGCAGCGCAAACGTCTCTACATTTGATCGTTTCTGGGAGTTCTTCAACGTCGTTGATGGTGCACCTGGTCAATCTGAGTATGTGATCAACTTTGGTAACAGCGCAATCAACAGCGATGAAATGCATGTTGTAATTGTTGACGAAGATGGCGGATTCACCGGTCTTCCAGGAGAAATCCTAGAAGTCTATCGTGGCCTATCTCGTGCAACCGACGCAAAGACAATTGACGGTGCAGTTAACTACTGGCGTACAGCAATTAACGATCGTTCACAGTATGTATATGCTGTCAATGATATGTCCGGAGCGGCATCTGCAGCTGCACTTAATCTAACCGACAGCACACTAGACGTTAATAGTCTAAGTCTTGCTTACGGTAACGATGGTGCAGACGAAGCAAACATCGCAATAGGTAATCTGCTTAACGCATATGATCTGTTCAAGTCTAAGGAAGACGTCGACATTTCACTTGTCCTACAGGGTAAGGCGCGATCTGTAACACTGGCAAACTACTTGATTGATAATATCTGTGAGCCTCGTATGGATTGTATTGCTCTGATATCTCCTCAGAAGGGCGATGTTGTCAATAACCTAGGTAATGAAGCAGATGCAATCATTCTATTCAGAAATGAGTTGCGATCATCTTCTTACGGTGTTCTTGATAGCGGATACAAGAAGATGTATGACCGATACAATGACATGTATCGTTGGATTCCATTGAATGGCGACACTGCTGGTCTTTGCGTACGTACAGACTATACAAATGATGCATGGTGGTCTCCTGCCGGATTCAATCGTGGCCAGATCAAGAACATTGTTTCGTTGGCATATAGTCCTCGTCAGGCAGACCGTGACGAACTATACAAGGCTGGAGTCAATCCAGTTGTAACATTCCCAGGACGCGGAACTGTTCTATATGGAGATAAGACTCTTCTAGCGAAGCCATCGGCATTTGATCGGATCAACGTACGTCGTCTGTTTATTGTTCTTGAAAAAGCAATCAGCAAGGCATCTGATTATCTATTGTTCGAGTTCAACGATGAATTCACTCGTCAGTTGTTTAAGAGCATGGTAACTCCTTACTTGCGTGATGTTCAGGGTCGCCGTGGTATTACAGACTTCTTCGTTGTCTGTGACTCTACAAACAACACACCTGAAGTAATTGATCGTAACGAATTCGTCGGTGACATTTACATCAAGCCGGCACGTTCGATCAACTTCATCACTCTAAACTTTGTTGCAGTACGTACTGGTACATCGTTTACCGAGGTAATCGGCAAGTTCGGAGGGTAACTTTATTAGCTAAATAGTCTCCGGAGATAACATCAAAGGAGACTATTCAATGAGTGAGCAATACGGATTCATTTACGTTTGGTTCGACAAGAAACATAGTATGTTTTATTTGGGAAGACATTGGGGGCACAAAGACGATGGTTATATTTGTTCTTCAAGAAGAATGAAGACCGCCTTTCAACGAAGGCCTCATGATTTTAAGAGAAGAATTGTTTCTATAGTGAATGACAGAGACTCTTTAATTCTAGAAGAACAACGATGGTTGAGCTTAATTGATGTGTCCGATTTCGGGACTCGTTATTATAATATCTCTAACAATGCTACTACTCCATCGATGCGAGGAAAATCTCACTCCGAAGAAACTAAACAAAAGATGAGAGCTGCTGCCAAGGGTCGACCAAAATCGGAAGAGCATAAACAAAAAATTCGTCTGATAAGGTTGGGAACAAAGGCCTCAGAGCAAACTAAACAAAAAATGAGTCAATCGAGAATGGGACAAAAGAGATCAGCTGAGTTTTGTGCAATGATGTCAACAATTCATAGTAATAGATCACCCGAAACTCGAGCTAAGATTTCGGCGATTACGAAGAGAAGAAGAGAACAGGGCACATTTGGAAGGCCTCGTAGACAAGAACACTAAATAAAAGAAACAAAGGAGTTACATATCGATGTCATTCAATGTCGAATCATTTAAGGCGCGGGGACTTCCCAATGATGGTGCAAGACCAGCGCTGTTCGATATCCGAATCCTCGATTGGCCTGGAATTTTGGGTGGGGCATCTCAGTCCCTTACAATGAACGGTAAGGCGGCATCATTGCCACAATCAACAATTCAAGAAGTCAATGTCGGGTACTTCGGACGTAAAATTAAGCTGATGGGAGATAGAATCTATCCAAATTGGCAAGCAACAATTTACAATGACGAAGATTTTCTAATTCGTAATGCTATGCTTAACTGGCATGAGCAAATGAATAGTACGGTACAAAACCTCGAAACACCAGCTGGTAGTTCTATCAGTCCTACTGATTACAAGAGAGATATCATTGTAACACAGTATAGCAAAGGTGGTTTCGAAGGTGTAGGACAGCCAATTTACGTTTGCCGTCTATATGGAGCTTTCCCGGTTAATATTGGTCCGATCCAGTTGGACTGGGATGCTACTAACCAGCTAGAAATGTTTACCGTAGAGTTTACATATGACTACTGGAGAAGCAATCCTCTTGATTCTAGCAGCCCATCTAACTTGACTACTATTCCTGCTACTATTGCTGTTCCGTAATTATTAACGCGAGAATACTATGGCTGATACAAACACACCTGGCTGGTCGCTATTTGGATTTGAATTCAAGCGCCAGCCAAAACCAGATACGATTAAGTCGTTTACTCCTGAAGTAAAAGATGACGGTGCTGTTGTTGTTGCAGCAGGTGGAATGTTTAACCAGTACATCGATCTCGATGGTACTGTACGTACAGAAGCTGAACTGGTTGCAAAGTATCGCCAAATGGCTTTGCAACCAGAAGTCGACGCAGCAATCAATCAAATTGTAAATGATGCTATTGTTGTTGAAGAAGGTGAGGAGACTGTCAAGATTATTCTCGACAAGCTTCCATTCGACGACAAAGTAAAACAAGCAATCGAAGAAGAATTCAAAGGTGTACTTGATCTACTTGACTATAACAACAACTGTTATACGTTGTTTCGTAGATGGTATATCGAAGGAAGACAATACTTCCATGTTGTAATAGATGAAGCAGCGCCTCAGGAAGGTATTCAAGAGCTTCGTTACATTGATTCTCGTAAGATCCGCAAAATACGAGAAGTAACAAAGACAAAAGATCCTCGTACTGATGCAGTAATACAAAAGACTCGTTCTGAGTACTATTTGTATAGTGACCGTGGAATGAACTATGGATCAAAAGTAATCGGTACAAACATTGGAACAACCGGCGTTAAGATCAAGCCGGACTCAATTATTCACATTACCAGTGGACTGACTGATGAAAATATGTCGGTTGGCCTATCGTATCTTCATGCTGCAATCAAACCTCTTAATCAGCTAAGAACACTAGAAGACAGCACGATCATTTATCACATGTCGCGTGCACCAGAACGTCGTGTGTTTTCGATTGATGTTGGTAACCTACCGAAGATAAAAGCCGATCAGCACATGAGAGACTTGATGACGCAGTATAAGAATCGACTGTCATACAACGCACAGACCGGCGAGATTAGAGATGACCGCAAGTATATGACAATGCTTGAGGATTTTTGGTTACCTCGCCGTGAAAATGGTCAAGGAACACAAATTTCAGTTCTTTCCGGCGGCACTCAATTAACACAGCTACTTGAAACAGTTGAGTACTTTAAAGAGCGTTTGTATGCAAGCTTGTATGTGCCAATCTCACGACTGAGACCAGATACTTTGTATTCATTAGGACGTGCAACCGAGATCAGCCGCGATGAAGTTGACTTTGGTAAGTTCATCGATCGTCTCCGTACTAAGTATAGTCAACTATTCGTTGAAGCTCTTGGTAAGCAACTTATTCTTAAGGCAGTTATACTTCCAGATGAGTGGGATCTTATCAAGAATAGAATCACGTTTAGATTCTTGAGAGATAACTATTGGGCTGAGTTGAAGGAAAGACAAATATTTAATGATCGTGTAGCAACTGTTATGCAGGTCGATCCTACATCGCCTATAGTTGGAAAGTATGTATCATTTACCTGGATCCGTAAGTTCCTACTCAAGCAGTCTGATGAAGATATGGAGATGATGGACGCACAGATCTACGAAGACATGAAGAATCCGCTATACAATCAAGGATTAATTGCTGCAGCTATGGAACAACAACAGCAAATGCAAGATCAACAACAGGACAAAGGTGGTAAATGAGCAATCCTCTAGACATTATTGATCATTCTATTAACAATAAAGCTGTCGATGTACAAAAGTCAGTCGCAGATATCATGCTTGACAAAGTTCGTGATGCTATCGAAGCAAAGAAGGTTGAAGTTGCTCAGAACTTTTTTGGATTGGGACGCCCACCTGCAGAGGAACCTTACTTCAGTGATGACCCCGACGAACCTACTGATCTAGATGATGATATCGATGATGACATCAGTGACGAGCAGTGGGACGATGAGGAAGGTGATCTAGAAGGCGAATTCGAACTAGACGACGAACTTCCAGCAGAGGACAATAATGACCCGCAAGACAATTAAAGAAAACGATAGCTGGGTTAACCCAGGTGCACCTGCCGAAAGATCTTTTATTGGATTCCATCGAGCAAATGTTGCACACATTGATCCTACCGATCCGGATGTTGCAACAAACAACGATCCTGTGTTTAACGGCTCGAATGTAAGAACATATGAGCGGTCCGTTAATCGTATGGGGTATGACCGTGATGATGACTACAATCATTATGACAATTTTCGTGCTTGGAGAGACGGTCAACTTGCAGCGATCAGACGATACAGTACCGGTCAGCAAGCAATCGTTCCATACGATCAGCACAACTCAAAGCATGATGACTGGGTTCGTGGATTTACTAGTGTATCTCGGATGTTTGAACAAGTTGCAGAAGAACAACAACTAATAGAGAGTATTTCTTCTAAATGGACTGCAGCTCATCAGCAAGCTTATGATGAAGGATATGCATCATGGAAAAAGTATGTAAAAGACAAAAAGGGTGCAGTCTACCCAACTAATCCTCATCCTTCCGGTGACGGTAGAATGCATGCATGGGAACTTGGAGCTGAAAAGGCTTACAACGATCATCTTAATAGTCGTGATGATAAACGAACAAATGAAAGCTTTTCTAACTGGATCACCCATCCAAAGCTAACCGAGTCTGCAAATGAGACTCATGCAACCGCTGATGGCGATGTGTATACCAAGCATGGCCCTATTGTAATTCATACAAGCCGCAACGGCGGTGCTGTCAATCGAGTACTTAAAATCGATGATCATAGCGGCAAATTCTGGCACGGGATCAAAAGTGGACGAAATCTAGTTCCAAAGGGTGGGCAGCCGGGATTACATGAAGGTGTGTTTGATTTGATCACGCGGCCTGTAGCAAAAGTCAAGGCTACTATTCGTGGTATGCGCGGGCACGGAATGAAGGATTATATGCGCGGAGAAGGAATGCCCGAGCGCAGAGATCGAATCGGAAGATCAGTAGTTCTGTCAGGCCGAAGAATGAAAGATCACATGGCCAAAGTCCATGCTGGTATTGGCAATACAATTACTCATTGGGATAATGCAATCAAGAATCAAGCGGCCGAATTAAAAGCTTTTGATCAAGCAACAGATCGGCTTAAAAATAATCTTGAAAGATATGCCGGCAAAGATCTTGTTGGTGTGCACGCAGCTGCTCTTGCTGCAAAATACCACCCTAATCTTTACAAACGGCCGGGTGACACTAGCCATAAGCAAGCTGTTCAGCGAGCATATAAACAATTGAGTCTAATGAGAAAGCAAGACGGAATACATCCGCTCGATGGTCAACATCCAAGTAATAGAACCTACACCAAAGCACTTGTACGTGGGCATACAGCAACATCATTTCTTAAGGCTAGAAATGATAATATGCAGAAGACTGCTGCCGCGAAACGAAGAAAAACACGTGCGGCAGCTCGAAAGGATCAGTAATGGCAAAGTATCTAGAAGAAATTCTTGAGCATGCTCAACTAAACGAAGACCATTTCAATACAGGTGACATTGTATCGTATAAAGGTCGGGAACATCGAGTAATACATGTCCTGGGGCCTGATACCAAGAGTGCGACTGACCCACAGGCGCCTGGCAAAGACATGTCTGGTCACTATAACATAGTACCTAATTATTACGAAAAGCGAAAATCGTGGCCATCGACAGTTCATCATAGCGAAATCAAATTGGTTAGAAAGGCACAGCAGTAAAATGAAGCTACTTGCTGAGGTACAGGAACATATCAAACCGGTTATTGTTGAAGCTTCCGAGGGCGGCAAGAAAAAGCTGTATATCGAAGGCGTATTCATGCAATACAACAACGATATGTTCAAGGGCGCAAACAGAAACAATCGATTGTACCCAGAATCAATCATGCGGCCGGAAGTAGAACGATACGTCCGTGAGTGTGTCAAAACAAACCGTGCGTATGGTGAGCTCAATCATCCTCAGGGACCAACGATTAATCTCGATCGCGTATCTCATTTGATCGAGAGTCTTGAGTTCCAGAAAGATGGAACGATTGTTGGCCGCGCAAAGATTCTTGATACTCCGATGGGTAACATTGTCCGTGGGCTAATTGAAGGTGGTGCAAATCCCGGAGTAAGTTCTCGTGGAATGGGTTCAGTTAAGCCTCTTGATGGTGGATTGTTAGAAGTACAACAGGACTTTAAACTTGTTACTGCTGCGGACGTTGTTGCTGATCCATCTGCGCAAAAGGCGTATGTTCAAGGGATCTTTGAGAATGTTGACTGGCTTTATAACGATAAAACCGGCGAATGGGTACAGGAACAAAAGAAACAAATATCAAAGTTAACTACTAAGCAATTGGAAGAACAACAGTTAGTATTGTTTCAACGTTTCTTGCGTACACTGTAAATATAAATAGACTATAAGGAAGTTTTGGAGCAATTAATGTCATCTGGAAGTACATCAGATAGTGTATACAGCTGGAAACCACATCCAGATGGTCAGGCAGTTCGTCTGTCAATGCCATTTCATGGTGGGGAAGGCCGAAAAGCATTCATTGATATTCCTGCTAATGACAGTGCTGCTCATCACGCATTGGCCAGTGCTAATGGCAAGACCGCAAAACAAATTGAAAGCCACCCTGCACTAACCAGACACTTGAAAAAGTTGCACGGTGCAGCAAATTTGGTTGGGCCATTATCTGCACACAACGATCCAAGGGAATCAATAATGGAACAGCCAAATTATAAAGAGATCGTCCGTCTCGCTCAATCACAAACCGGCAAGTACGGCCATGGAGCTCGAGCAATTCAAAACGCTCTTAATGACGCTGGGCACGGAGATACTCATTATGTCAAAGGATATCCTTCGGGAGAGATTGACATACACGATAAGGCAACTGGTAAGATTGTCCATTCAACAAGTTCCCCTAAATCAGGAGGGGCTGATGGAAAATATGGTAGCCGAACTGTTCGTCACGAATCAACATCACCAAAAGGAAAGTTACACATGACTGAAAAAACTCGCCGACGTAAGGCGGATCAGCTAGATGAAACTGCAGCATCTGATACCATTCAGGCTCATCCAACTGCAGAGACGTCAAAAGCTGGCCTTATGGCAACTCTTATGGCTCAGGCTGCAACAATGGATGTATCTAAGCTGCAGGACATGCTAGCTCAGATTGGCCACGAAGCAGATACGATCCCTGATGATGCAGCGGCTCGTAACCTAGCATCTATCGCTCCTAAGGGAGATGCAAAGGCTGCTATGACTCAGGCTATGCGCGAGGACATTGATCAGCTATTTGGTGATCAGCAACTATCGGAAGAATTCAAAGAAAAGTCAACAGTTCTTTTTGAAGCTGCAGTAGAAGCTCGTGTGATCGCAGTTGCACAGGAACTACAAGAGCAGTATGAAAGCCAGCTCGTCGAAAAGACAATTGAAATTACAGAACAGTTGTCGCAGCAGGTAGACATGTATTTGTCTCATGCTGTTGATACATGGCTCGAGCAAAACGAAGTCGCTATTGAAAGCTCACTTCGTAATAAGATTACTGAGCAGTTTGTTACTCAGCTTGGTCAGCTGTTCATGGAGAACAACTTCATCGTTCCAGAAAGCGATGTAGATGTTGTAGAGGCTCTGACCGATCAGGTTCAGGAGCTTGAAGCACAGCTTAATGATCAGATCCAGGAAAACATTGAAATGACATCTGTCCTAGAGCAGTTTGCTCAGGAAGAAGTGTTCAATGAAGTAAGTGAAGGTCTAACTCTTACTCAGGTAGAGAGACTACGTACACTATCAGAAGGTGTTGAGTTCGAAGATGTTGATAGCTACAAGAATAAGCTAGCAATCATCAAGGAAAACTACTTCAAGAAGACAACTCCATCTCGTGGAACTCTCGTTGAGAGTCTAACTGAAGTTGATCCTGACAATGCACCTGATAATCAGGAGCATGAGTATGTCGACCCTGCAGTAGAGCGCTATGCAGCTGCAATCGCTCGTACCGTCAAGAAGTAACTTTTACTAAATAAAACAGTACTCGGAAAACCGAAGGGAGTAATATTAAAATGATCAATGATAACGTACAAAAGAGATGGGCGAAGGTCCTTGATGCACCTGGGGTTGACCCAATCAAAGACTCTCACCGTCGTTACGTTACCGCAACTGTTCTCGAGCAGACCGAAAGAGCTCTTCTTGAGGCTTCACGTTACGGTAGTCAGTATCTAACAGAAGTCGCGCCAACAAACTCGATGGGAGCTTCTTCTTCTGATGCTTCTACCGGTGCTATCGACACATTCGATCCTGTGTTGATTTCTCTTGTTCGTCGTGCAATGCCTAACCTTATGGCATATGATATCATGGGCGTTCAGCCGATGACTGGTCCTACTGGACTAATCTTCGCTATGCGTTCACGTTATGCTAACCAGGCTGGTAACGAAACATTCTACAACGAAGTAGATACTTCGTTCTCTACCGTTGTTGCTGCTAACAGCACAACTGGTCAGCAGCACGTTCCTGCTAACACAGCTGCTACTTACGTAATCCCAGGTAACACTTCGGTTACTTCTAACCTTGCTGGAACAAACACCTACAACTTCGCAGGTGGTATGTCTACACTACAGGCAGAAGCACTTGGTACTACCAGCAACGTAGCATTTGCTGAAATGGCAATGAGCATCGAGAAAGTTAGCGTAACTGCTAAGTCTCGTGCATTGAAGGCTGAGTATTCAATGGAACTTGCTCAGGACCTTAAGGCTATCCATGGATTGGATGCTGAAACTGAGCTAGCAAATATTCTGTCTACAGAAATTCTAGCTGAAATCAACCGTGAAGCAGTTCGTACAGTTCTTGTAACAGCTGTTCCTGGTTCTCAGACTTACACAACCACCGCTGGTGTGTTCGACCTTGATACAGACTCTAACGGTCGTTGGTCGGTTGAAAAGTTCAAGGGGCTTATGTTCAATATTGAGCGTGAAGCTAACCAGATCGCAAAAGAAACACGTCGTGGTAAGGGTAACCTGATCATCTGTTCTGCAGACGTTGCTTCTGCTCTTCAGATGGCTGGTGTTCTTGATTACACTCCTGCTCTAAACGCAAACAATCTGCAGGTTGACGATACCGGTAATACATTCGCTGGTGTTCTAAACGGAAGATTCCGTGTATACATCGATCCTTATGCTATCGGTGGAAACTACATGGTTGTAGGATACAAGGGAGCAAATGCATTTGATGCTGGATTGTTCTACTGTCCTTACGTTCCTCTCCAGATGGTTCGAGCTGTTGATCCTAACAGCTTCCAGCCTAAGATTGGATTCAAGACTCGTTACGGAATGGTAGCAAATCCATTCGCAGAAGGTTTGACTGCTGGTGCTGGTCGTATTCTTCAAGATACGAACAAGTATTACCGTCGTACGATTGTTACCAACCTTCTATAATAAAAACAATAACAATCACCAAAACTCAAAGGGGCGCTCGCGCCCCTTTTTTTATTACCTAAGTATAACTAGGAATTGTATCAGAGGCAACAACATCGAAGATGACAGCACTAGATCATGTACCTACAGATCGCAACTTTCTTAATCCGGTCAATTTCACGTTCCAGATTAAAAGGGCTCCTGCGATCAACTTTTTTGTTCAGTCAGTCAACGTTCCCGGGTTTGCAATTCCAAATTCCGGCCAGGCAACGCCATTTGTCAAGATTCCTAAGCCGGGCGATCACATTTCATACCAAGATCTAGAAATCTCATTTAAGGTTGATGAGGCGCTTCAAAACTACTTTGAAATTTACAATTGGATGAAGGCACTTGGCTTTCCAGACAACACCGCTCAGTACAAAAATCTTGCAGTTCAAGATAAGTCTCAAGGACTTGGTATATACAGCGACATACAGTTACTTGTTCTATCATCAAACCGTAATCCAATCTTTGTCGTTAACTTTCTCAACTGCTTCCCATACTCGCTTGGCAGCTTGCAGTTTGATACACGGCCTGTTGATATTGACTATGTTGCTTGTACTGCAGCGTTCAAGTATCAAACATTCAACGTAGAGGCGATTACATGATCTCATTTGCACAGTTCCTATTAGAAAAAAAGTCAAATGAACAAATTGCTGCTAAAGTTCGTCATAAAGACGTAGAAAATTTTAAAGACTTTGAGCGCGCCTACTACAAAAAGTATCGCCGTTGGCCCAAGGCAACTGAGTATAAACCAGTAAGTTGGAAAAAAGATCTGCAGGATTCTGTTGACTAATTCAATTATCTCTTGTATAGTGATTAGCTAATACATCGGAGATAATGATGAAGCTTGAACAAATTGAACAACTGTGGGGAGAAGACTGCAAAATCGACCCAAGCATTAGTACTGCATCATCAACAGTGCCTGTTTTACACCACAAGTACTATAAGATCTATATCAATGAAAAGTTGCATCTACATAAACTACTCAGTGAATACAAGCAATTGAAGCTAGCTAAGTATGATTTCCTACTAAACCCTACACTAGAAGCAGTTCAGCAGCACAATTGGACGGTACCGGCTCGCGGAAAGATCTTGCGGCCCGAACTATCAACATATCTCGAAGGTGACAAGGACCTTGTTAATGCAGAACTACGAATCGCGTTGCAACAAGAGAAAGTTGATTACCTAAAGTCGATTCTTGACAGCATTAGCAAACGTACATTCTTATTACGTAACATACTTGAAGATAGAAAATTCCAAGCGGGGCAATAGTGATAACACTGACAAAAGTTAATGATGCGTACCTGCGTGTTGATGGTGAACCTTCTCAGCTAATGGAGCTGAGAGATAGTTACAAGTTCTTTGTCCCGGGCCATAAGTTTATGCCAGCGTTTCGTAGAGGGAGCTGGGATGGAACTATATCGTTGTATAATCAACGAACAAGACAGATATATGCCGGACTGCACGACAGCATCGTTGAGTTTTGCCAGTCACGAGAGTATGATTATCAGTCAGTTAACTTTGATCAGCCAACCGAATATAGCGAACAAGATCTAGATCAACTGATTGAAACTCTTAATCTTCCTTACGAAGTACGACCATATCAAAAGCAGTACGTACTTGAATCGATTGTTAACAAGAGACGTACGCTAATTAGTCCCACTGCGTCTGGCAAATCGCTGATCATATACCTGATCTTTCGTGCTATCAACGCAAAGACTTTGATAGTTGTCCCAGACACCGGACTAATTCATCAGATGGCATCAGACGTAGCTACGTATGGGTACAAACCACACGTACATAAGATCTTTGCTGGGCAGATCAAGGACACAGATGATCAATTAACTGTTACAACATGGCAAAGTATACACCAGCAACCGGAAAAGTGGTTTGATCAGTTTGGTGTAATCTTCGTCGATGAGTGCCATCAGGCTAAAGCAGACAAGCTCCAGCTGATTATGAGTAAAGCGACCAAGACAAAGTATCGGTACGGATTGACTGGTACTCTTGATGGGATTCCGGTCCATAAATTGGTCATAGAAGGACTATTTGGTCCGGCAATTCAGTTTACATCGACTGCAGAGTTGATTGAAAACAAGCATCTCTCTGAGTTTGACATTCGGTGTGTTGTACTCAACTATAGTGACGACACCAAGAAGCAACTACGAGGGTTAAACTATCAACAGGAGGTCGATTGGATTATTGCCAATAAAAAACGAAACTTGTTCATTACCAAGCTAGTCAATTCTCTGGATGGCAATACACTCGTCCTATTCAGATTCATTGAAAAGCATGGCGATAGCCTGATCAAGCTTGTCAAAGAGAATACCAATCGTCCTGTGTTCTATGTCCACGGGAAAGTCAAAGGAGAAATACGTAATCAGATACGTGAGATTGTCAATCAGCACGATGACGCAATCATCGTTGCATCATACCAGACATTCTCTACAGGTATCAACATACCGACGCTAAAGAACATTGTGTTTGCTTCACCGTGGAAAGCACGAGTTAAGATCCTGCAGTCAATTGGCCGAGTCCTTCGAAAGTCTCATAGCAAGACAAAAGCACGATTGATAGATATATCGGACAATCTCTCGGCAGGAAAGAAAAAGAACTATACACTACTACATTTTCTCGAGCGAGTAAAGATCTACAACAGCGAGAAATTTCCATACACGGTATTCAATCATAACCTGGAGTAGAAAAGATGATAAAGCATCTTCGACTGATCAATGGTGATGAAATCATTGGTGACGTACATAACCACTTAGATCTCACAGTTCCAACCGTTGATGTAGAGAATCCTCTAATGGTTCAAGAAAGACAGACTGAAAGGGGGACAACCGCAATAGTACTACTACGATACATTCCATTTGCTTTGAATAAGACTATCACTCTACAGCGGTCTCATATAATTGCAACTACAGAACTTCATCCATCTATCAAAAAGTACTATCATAACAGCCTAACAGTCAATGGTGAATTTGAGAAAGACATGATTGCTAGTATTGATCAGGCTAATGAGATGATGGAGCAACAGGAGCGATCACCTACTAGCTTTCATTTGATTCGTGATGATGTTGATGATACAACCCCTGTAATCATCCATAAAGGGACAAATACAAAGCAGTAACATATTATTCTATTGTCGCGGACATACGCGAGTATACCGATGTTTGAAAAACTGTCAACAGCAAAGTGATGTAAATGAAAAAGAAGAGACATTATGTAAACAACAAGAGAATGTACGAAGCGCTATGCATCTATCAGGAACAACGAAAGGCAGCGGAGTCATCTGGTAAGCCACCGCCAAGGCTACCTGAGTACTTGGGCCAGTGTTTCTTATTGATTGCACAAAGGTTGTCTACCAAGCCAAACTTCTATAACTATTCGTTCCGCGACGAAATGATTAGTGATGGTGTTGAGAACGCAGTACTGATGGCACACAACTTTAACGTCGAAAAGTACAACAACCCGCATGCGTATTTTACTACAATGATTTTTCGGGCGTACATTCGTCGTATCAAAAGAGAGAAACGAATGCATGATCAGGATACGTTGCATCAATATGCACGTATGCAAATTCTCAATGCAAGTGCTACTGGAACAAATTATATTCAGCTGCACAACTATGATAAAACAATAAGAACAGAATTAGCCGAGCCACAGTTGACTTCAACATCAAAACCAGAGAAGGTAGCTCGTTCTAGTAAAATATTTGAATAAGAGTGAACCAATGAGCAAACAAGAAAAAGAAAATCTCCTTCCTCCTATCATTTCACAGCAGATAGCAAAGTTGAATGACCCAACAGCATCTGCATTCCAAAAGGAGACTGCATGTCAAATTCTAGAGAGAGTTCGTAATGCAGCTGACATTGCGATCGCAGACTACAAGATGAGATTTATGAAGAGAAAGGCGACTCGTTAATGCGGGTAGTTTTGATAACTGATACTCACTGGGGTGTCCGATCGGACTCTGCAATCTTTCTAGACTATCAAAAGAAGTTCATCGACAACATCCTTCTTCCTTACATTGACAACAACAAAATTGATACAGTGATTCACCTAGGTGATCTTGTCGATCGTCGTAAGTACATCAATTATGTCACTGCAGAGCGGATGAAGAATGACTTCTTGAAGCCTCTAGATTTAAGAGCAGTTGATACTCATATTATCGCTGGTAACCATGACATTTACCACAAGAACACAAATGAAGTTAACGCGCTTCGTGAACTTGTTGCCGGTAAGTACAACAACATCCGTGTATACACAAATCCCACGGAAGTAACTATAGGCGATCTTCCGATTCTGTTTGTTCCGTGGATAGTACCAGAGACGCGTCAACTTACTATCGATAGAATCAATCATACGTCTGCAGAAGTGTGTTTTGGACATCTCGAGCTCAATGGGTTTGAGATGGACAAGGGCAGTGTATGTACGACCGGTGAGGACAAAAAGATATTTGAACGGTTTGATATAGTATGCTCTGGCCACTTTCATCATAAGAACACAATAGACGGAATCTACTATCTCGGTGCACCGTATCAGATGACATGGGCAGATTACAACGATACGAAGGGATTCCATGTGTTTGACACAGAAACTCGTGGACTGCAGTTTATTGAGAATCCATATACGTTGTTTAACATCGTCTATTACAATGACGTCAAATACAAGCTTGATCAAATGGTTGAGCAGGCAAACAAATTGTCAATTGAGCAATCGTACACAAAGATCATCGTTGATCAAAAAAGCAAGCCGTATCAGTTTGATCGGTTTGTTACTCTAATTGAGCAAAAACAACCACATGATCTCAAAGTTGTTGATCGAGTTGCGCTGATCATCGATAATACATCGATTATAGATCAGGCAGAGGACACACTGACAATTTTGACTCGCTCACTTGATGAAGCAGAAATTTCTGTCGATAAAGATGCTGCCAAGGCTCTACTCAAGCAATTGTATAATCAAGCAAATATGATGGACCTATGATAACACTGCATAAAGTACGGTGGTATAACTTTCTTTCTACTGGCGCAAATTGGACTGAAATACAATTAGACAGTCATGCAACAACGTTGATAGGTGGTCCGAATGGATCTGGAAAGTCGACGTTGATGGATGCCATTTGCTATGCGTTATTCGGTAAGCCATTTCGTCGTATCAACAAACCACAGCTGATCAACACAATCAACAATAAGAATATGTGTGTTGAGTGTGAGTTTACGGTCAATAATGTTCTCTATAAGATTCGAAGAGGACTCAAACCATCTATATTCGAGATCTACGCGAACGATAAGATGATCAATCAGGATGCGGATTCCCGTGACTACCAGGCGTACGTAGAACAGAACATTCTGAAGATTGGATATAAGACGTTCTGCCAGGTTGTTGTTCTTGGCAACGCAAACTTTACCCCGTTTATGTTGTTGAACGCCGCTGGGCGTCGAGAGATCATTGAAGATTTGCTCGACATTCAGGTATTCACCAAGATGAATCTAATCCTTCGGGACAAAGTACAAGAGAACAAGCAGCAGCTAATTGACGTTGCTCATCAAATTGAGCTCACTCAAAAGACGATCGAATTAAACAAAAAGCATGCGGAGCAAACAATTAAAGCGACGCAGAAGACGATTGATAAGAAGCTAAAACAGATTGAGCAATTCAACGAGACAAACATAAAGCATCAGGGACTCGTTACCAAGAAGCAGGAAAAGTTGGCGAAGCTGACAGAGGCAATCAACGAAAAGACTACAAAGCTTCGTACAAAGCTTGAACAAGCAACAGCGATGCAGACAAAGTATCGGAACAGGATCAATAGTTCGAATAAAGAGATCGAGTTCTACTTAAAGAATCAGCATTGCCCTGTTTGCGAACAATCAATCTCACCGGCGTTCAAACAACAGCAGGTCGCAACAAGACAGAAGACATTGACCGATTGTACGTCTAAGCACGATCAGCTACATACAGCTATAACAACGATCAATGAAAAGTTTGATCAAATGGCGCCTATATTAGCTCAGCAGAAACAGCTGACTGCAGATATTAGTGCGACGCAGCAGTCGATAACAGTCAACAGTAGAATGATATCTGCACTTGAACATGAAATTGCGCAGCTGAGACAAACAACGGACAAAATAGTCGTTGATAACAGTGCACATGATAAGCTGGTGGAATTACAAGCTAGTAAAGACCAGTTGATCAATCAACGAGAGTTGTATACAGTAGCACAGATGCTTCTTAAAGACGGAGGGATCAAATCACAGATCATAAAACAGTACATTCCGATCATCAATAAGTTGATCAACGGGTATTTGGAACAGATGGAGTTCTTTTGTCAGTTCCAATTGAACGAGGCGTTTGAAGAATCAATCAAAGCAAGACATCGCGACGAATTCTCGTACAACTCGTTCTCTCAAGGCGAGAAGATGAGAATCGATCTTAGTCTGTTGTTTGCTTGGCGCGAATTAGCAAGAATGCGAAATTCGACTGCATGCAACATTCTTGTCCTTGACGAAATCATGGACTCTTCTCTTGATGGCGCGGGCACAGAGGACTTCATTAAGATCGTCCTTGCGCTGTCGAAGAGCAGCAAGATCATAATCATCTCTCATAAGATTGATCAGATTCAGGATAAGTTCGATCGATCAATCAGGTTTAACAAGTTGCAAAACTTTAGCAAACTTATCGAGGTAGAATGAACAAGACTATAGCTACAATTGCCGCAATCGTTATCGCAACTACTGCAGCAGATGCAAAGGTACATGATATCGATGGCAAAGCGTCGTACTATTGGCAACCGCAGCGTTTGGCTAGCGGCGGATGGTTTAATCCGGAAGCAATGACATGTGCACACAAGACACTGAAGTTTGGGTCTCGTGTTCATGTGACTAACAAACACAATGGTAAGTCAGTTACATGTGTTGTTAATGACCGCGGTCCTTATATCAAAGGAAGAGTAATCGACCTTAGCAAAGGTGCTGCACGTAAGATAGGAATGTTGAACGCCGGCGTCGTTCCGGTCAAATTGAAAGTGATGTAATGGACGATATACAGACATACGATTTGGTAGACAAGAGTGACCCAATCCTTCGCAAAAAGGTTGCTAGATTTGATTTTGCTAACCCGCCGGCAGATCCATCAGAAATTGCATATCGACTTGCAAAGACGATGTTGACACACAATGGACTTGGTCTAGCCGCGAATCAATGTGGGCTACCATATCGTGTGTTTGTAATCAAGGCGTCTCCTATACTCTGCTGCTTCAATCCTCTGGTAGTCGATGCTTCTACGAAAACAGAAGATTTAGATGAAGGGTGCTTGACTTTTCCTGGATTATCAGTTAAGGTAAAACGACCTTCGATGATTAAGGTCCGTTACACACAGCCAAATGGGGAAGTCGTTAACCAAAAGTACATTGGAATGACAGCTCGGATCTTTCAACATGAAATTGACCATCTAGATGGGATAGTGTTTACACAACGCGTTGGAGAGACAAAGCTACGGCTTGCTATCAATAGGGCAAAGAAGAACGGATTCAACTACTTGCTTGGCGATTTGAAATGATGGAGAATACATGAAGTACATTAGTACAAAGACATATAGACAGATTGGTCCTGTTGCATACAGACAGTGGCGCGCAGATTCTCATTGCAATCAGATTCATGGGTATGCACTATCGTTCCATTTTGAGTTTGAAGCTGATACACTCGATGCTCGTAACTGGGTAATGGACTTTGGTGGATTGAAGCCACTCAAAGAGAAGCTTGAGGAATGGTTTGATCATACGTTGCTAGTAGCAAATGATGATCCGATGAGAGAGCATCTAATCAATCTCGGCAAGCTAGGCCTTGCAAAGATTGTTGAAGTTGAGAAGACTGGTTGTGAGGGAATCTCTGAGTTCTTGTACTGGTATGTCAATGAAGAGTTCCTTCCTTCATGTGGAGCTGATGTAGCAGAACGAATCTGGTGTTGTCGAGTTGAAGTAAGAGAAACAGATGCGAACATGGCCTGCAGAGTAGGTCATCGTCCTGAGGAATCTTGATGAAAAATGTAATACGAGTCAGTGAGGTATTCTACTCACTGCAGGGTGAAGGGGCATACGTCGGTGTCCCTTCTGTTTTTGTTCGTGTGTTCGGTTGCAACTTCCAATGTCCGAGCTTTGGCATGCCGCGGGGGCAATTATCGACCGAACGACTAAACGTTGATCCGTCGAAGTATCAGAAGTATGATGATCTTCCTCTTGTTCATACTGGATGTGATAGCTACCCATCTTGGGATCCTAGATTCAAGAAGCTGTCTCCAATGTTGGAAATTCCGCAGCTTGTTGATCGTATACAGCAGCTGCTTCCGAATGGTAAATTTGGCAACAACGTCCATCTTGTAATTACCGGCGGCGAACCTCTTCTTGGATGGCAGAGACAGTATCCAGCATTGCTTGAAGAGATTGCCAACCGTGATATGGATCTCGGCTATCTGACATTTGAGACCAATGGTACTCAACCACTGAAAGCTGAGCTTGCCGACGCGTTGAATAATCACGGTGATATAATTGAAACAACGTTCTCTATTAGTTCGAAGTTGCCGTCTTCTGGTGAGAAGTGGGAAGATGCTATTAGGCCTGATGTTGTTGCAGGTTATACAGACGTTGAATACTCGCAGTTGTATTTCAAGTGGGTTTGCTCGAGCCCAGAAGATCTTGATGACGTCAAGAAGGCAGTCACGCAATATAAACAACATAAAATCAACTTTCCGGTCTATCTGATGCCAGCCGGCGGAACAGAGTTGTTGTATCATAAGAACAAACAGTGGCTGAGTAAGATCTGTCTTGCAGAAGGATTCCGATACTCACCGCGTCTACACATCGATCTATTTGGTAATAGCTGGGGAACATAATGGACATTGACTATAGCTCAAAGATGCCTGATCTCGTATTCAAGTATGATGATCAGTTCTATCCAAACGATGAAGATTTGCCAGATCCTCAGGTCGATCCAATTATTCCTGGTGCTCGAGTACCGATTCGTAAGGTTGGTATTGCACCAGTAGATTTGCCTATCATTGCAAAAAGAAGAGATGGTACAACTCAGATCCTACAATCGCAGGCGTCGTTGTATTGTTCTCTTGATGACAAGAATGCAAAGGGACTTAACCTATCTCGTTTGTATCTAATCATGCATGAGAAGATTAAGGACCACCTGACGATTGATGGTATCAAGGGTGCACTAGTTGATCTTGCAGATAAGGTAGGATCGAAGCACGCATATTGCAAGCTACGATTCAAGTATCCGTGGCATCAAGAGGCTTTGAGATCGCATGATGGCCATGGGCATAAGCTTCGCGGTCACATTGCGTATAATACTGAACTCGAGGGCCAGTATCACGATGGGCAATTCAAGTTTTTCTTGACTGTTGATTATGTGTACAGCAGCACTTGCCCATGTTCATTTGAGCTCGCATACGATGCACGTACAAAGCGTGACGCTGCAGCGAATGCTCACTCACAGAGATCGATCCTCAAAACGACAGTTGAATTCAACCCGAACAACGTCATTTGGATTGAAGACATTGTTGATCTTTGCCGGTCGCATATTCCAACAGAAGTCCAGATTGTTGTCAAAAGAAGAGATGAACAGGCTTTTGCTGAATTAAATGGAGCAAACCTGTTGTTCTCCGAAGACGTTTGCCGTATTATGTATGGTGCATTACATCAATGGTGGCTACAGGCAACTATCAATGACTTTAGGGTCGTTGTTTCTCACGAGGAGAGCTTGCATCCATGGAATGCTATAGCAGTTGCAAGTTGTTACGATCCCGCAGACAAACCCGGTTGCTTGGTATAAGAGGACTATATGGCATATTTTGATACAAATGTTCAGATCTGGGTGACATTTGAGAAGGAGGGTATACATCGATACCCTGCAGCTGACAAGATTCCTGGCGTCGAATTCCTTGCTTATCCACATCGTCATATGTTCAAGTTTCGCGTTGCGATTGATGTGTTTACTGATGACCGTGAGATAGAGTTCATTCTGTTCAAACGCGAGCTGGAACAGCTATACGCCGATAAGATACTTGAGTTAGACTACAAGTCATGTGAGATGCTTGCCCGTGAGCTTCTGACATACATAACTACTAAATATATCAACAGATCAGTAACTGTTGAAGTATCAGAAGACGGTGAGAACGGAGCTGTGATTTCCTATATTAAGCGTCCTTCCTGGTCATTTGGTCCGTAATAAATAACAAAAGGGAATCCAATGGATAAAGATAACAAGGCTCTTGTACAGGCTGTTCTTAACGAAGCGCGCCTTAAACCAAGAAGTTTGGTAGATAAGATGGAAAAGGTCAAAGCAATTGTTGGCGATCTAATCGAAAAGGGTCATGACATCGATCAAATTCGCTCTCATCCTAGCTTGCAAGGATATCATCCAAAAAGAATCGAAAAGGCAATCGATTATCATATGGATACACCAGGAGCTAGTGAAGGTCGCTAACTAAATACTACTATATTATTGAAGTGAAGGAATTATAT